CCTGTTCCGATGTTGCCACCTCCAGCTCCTGTAGGGTCTGTTGGCGAAGCTCCTGCAGGTACTCCTCCCATATTTGCCATTGGGCTTTGTTGTCCACTATTGCTTGTATCTTGTTTATTTCCATTTGCCATCCCCATTATGTGTGCGTATATTGCTGCATTCTCTGGATCATTAATTAATTGATCTGGATCTATATCCAAAGATTTTGCAACTTCTTTTAAACATGTATGCCATTTAACAAACGGTGCTAACGATGGGTTCGAAGCTGTTTGCATAAATGTCATTAGTCTTTGTGATCTAACTTCTTTTTGCATTAGAGAAGATGTCCCTTGTGCTTTAATATCTAGATCACCTTTTATTTCTGGTCTATCAATATTAAATTGCATATTCCAATGAAATAAAGATTGTCCTAGGGGCTTTAACAAATAGTCATCAATATTTTTGATAACTGTTTTAATACTAAGTGCTGCAGCACCCATGAGCATTGACATACCCGCTGCAGTTCTAGTAGTTGATTGTACTCCTGTTGTACCGTGTGAGTACGAAGGAATACCTGTTGCTTCATCGGCTAGTTGTCTAAACCGATCAAACATCATCAAATTCTCTTGTGATGTATTTGGAAACTTAACACCATGGATTGCTGCTCCTGGCTGACCACTTTGTCTTCTAAATATTTTTCCAGGAAATACTTTCATATCTTGACCTGGTACTAATAAAGTTTCATCTATATCAAATACTAAATTGCCTGATAGGGCTAAGTTATCAATTGCCATTCTTGCATGACCATTCATAACTTGTTGTGAATCTTGCATATTTTCTGGAATACCTACTCCAAAAAATTGATAAGGATTTAATTCGTATGGACATACCATATAAGGTATTCTTTTTGGTGTGAATGGATTCTCTACAGATCTTAAAACTTTACCACCACATACCCATACATTAACAGATACAACATCTAACTCGTCATCAAAATCTAGATCTACTTGTTTTGCTATATCTTTAGAAATTAATCCCCAGTATTCTAAAACTTCAAATCTATTTTTATAAAGTGTTTGTACATTTTCTCTATCATACAAAGAAGATTCATATCCTCTTGTTTGATAGTTAGGACCCATTTCTAAACATTCACGAATTACGTCAGCTTTAAATAAAGGTTTTTTAGCTAATGCTGCGAACTGTTCTTTGTTAAGTGAATGTCTTTGAATAACATATTCAGCATCATTTATATTAGTTGCATTTGGATCTGAATAAAAATCCCAACATGATACTGCTTCTATTGAAGGTACTACTTTAGACTTTTCCATAGATGCAAGTGCACCTGTTTCAGGATCTGAACTATATGCGTATTGTGTTTTTTCAGATGTGAAAGGTCCTTTTAAAACTCCAGTACCCAATAAACACATTTCAAAAAATACATGTCTTAATATTGTAATAGCATCACTATCTTCTAACTGATCGTGAATTAATTTTTGCATTTTACCTGCTGCCATTGCTGCAGGTTCAATTTGTGGCATTGATTTTAAATCAGGAGCTGGTCCTTCTTCAAAACCTAAGTCAGGATATTTTTGTGCTAAATCTTTCATTAGAGATTCAGCTGTTGCACCTTTAGGTAATTCTCCACCATCTCCAGCAAAACCATATGGACTCTCTGTATCCTTACCATTAGGTTCAGCTTGACCATTAGGTTGCGGGGGTTGTCCTGGTTGTCCTGGTTGTTTTACTTTTGGAATATATGCGTATTCATCAGTACCTTCAGGAACTGCTGTTGGCTGTATCCCAATTGGAAACTTACCACTAGAAAATAATACTTCTATAAGTTGCCCAAAGGCAGCTAATACTTTTGTTTTAGTTATCTTAACAAAAACTTTAGACTTCTCACTTTCACGAAAAGCCATTTCTGGTCCGTATATTCCTCTGTAATTTCTATAAGCTTTAAGCCATCTCTTTTCATCATGGAGTCTGGCTGTTTCCGCTTGTTGGAATCGTTCTCTTATAAATCCAACAAATGGATCTAAGTTATCGTCTTTTGTATCCATTTAATTACTCTGCAAATTTTCCTGTTGGCTCTAATTTTTCTTTATCTTTAGCTGCTTTTTTTAATTGATCTAATTCTTTTTGTGTTAAAGTAGGATTATTACTTAACATTCTAGCAGTATCTAAATCAACTGTAGAATAACCTTTAGCTTTAGATACATCAATATCCATTTGGGATATATCAGCTACCTTCATTACATCAGGTCTTTGTTCAGCTTTATATTTATCAAATTTACTAAACTTAGAATGCTCGTTAAGAACATTCTTGTCAGGTCTGAGTGCCATGACTAGTAATCTCTTTGTTCAGCTTTTGTAAAAATCGATGCGTCTACTTTTTCTTTCTTTCCTACTGAACCTGATTCTGATCCTAAATCACCTTGTTTGATTTTTTGATTAGGGTTCATGTTTAGTTTTTCATTAGGTCTTTTAGCAACATCAGATCCAAGTTCACCTTGTTTAATCTTTCCTAAAATTGCGTCACCTTTTGGGTATCCCATTCCTTCTGGCATTTTTATCTCCTTATATAATTAATTAATAATTTTTTCCAATAATTGGATATTCTTTTTTTACTAGTTTCTCACCCATCTTTTTTCTTCTTTCCATAACTAAGTGAGCCTCAAGTTTCTTTTTAAATTTTTTTATTTTTTCAGGCGGATTATTTTTATCAAACTTTTTTTTCTTCTTTGCTTTTATTTCTGCCTGAATATCAGGATCATCTATAAGTTCATTAAAATTATAATCAGCCATTAATAATCTTTTTGATCAGCTAATTTAAACAGTGAATCTTGCACATGTTCTTTACCTGATTTAGTTAAATACTCACCACTCTTTTCTAAATCTAAATAATTTTTAGAATTACCTTTAGTAGGTGCGTGTTTACTAAAGTCAATATTAGTAGCTTGCTGATTAGGCTGTTTGCCATCAGCAGCTGAACCAAGATCTCCTTGTTTCACTTTAGTTTTTGGGTCAAATTTAGTTTCCATTAGTTTTCATCTCCTTCATCTATATCAGACTCTTCAGTTAAGTCTTCAAGTTCCATTAAAAAGTCTTCTTCCTTTTCATGCAACTCTCGGATATCTTCGATAACATCTGAGACTGTTCTTGTTTTCTTTTTTCTTGCCATATATCCCCTATAGTTTTATTTTTTTAATTGACAATACATTTTTGGTTGGAATAGTTGTATATCCACCACCTTGTTTTATTTTACCACTATCTTCAAATATAAAATCAGCCATAACAACAGTTGTTTTACTATTATGTGTTACTAGCCATCCAAAGCTGCAGCATACCGCTGTCTTTGATTTTTTTATATCAGTGATATCTGCCCAACTGGCATCACCAACTATATCTTCCCAATAAACTATAACAAGTGTATAAGGAAAATTCTTTTTATCTATAACAGGTAGCTTGTTCTTCTTCATTCAGTCCTTTAGGTAATATTAATTAATAACCAAATATTCTATCTGAGGGATTGAATTGTACTCTAGGAGTTCTGTTAAATCTTTCTGCATAACTTGTATGCATTGGTCTACTCATACACCCATATCTTAATGCATCGTATGCATGATCTTCCACGTGTGTATTTATATCTTCTGGATTATTATCATCCAATGGAAGTGTAGGAAATGTTCTTAATAAATTTCTACAGTTTGCAAAAATCCTAAGTCCTGGTTCCTTTTTCTTATCATCGTTTAATTTTAATCGTCTATGAATTTCTAATTTACCACTAATTCTACTTTTAGGTGTTCTATCAGATGGTCTCCAGTGGCATCCTGTTTGAATCATTGTTTCTGCAATGCTTGGCCCCACATCACCTCGTTTTGCCCATGTACTAGCGTCTAAGACCCCGTAGCGTATGTATTCATCCCTCTCTAGCGTTAGGACTTTTCGTGCAAATACATCTGCCGTAATCTTTTGGGTATATAGTTCTCGATATAGCCATAAGTTATTATCATAATCAATAGCAAACCAAAGAACACAAGCAGGAGAAGCGTAGCCCCAGTCTGCAGCACGAAAACGCTGCCAGCCTTTAGGCACTTCAAAAGGTTCAACAACATGTAACTCCCTGTCAAATTCTGGAAACGCTGCATTTGAAAATGCATCCCAGTTTCCATCTAAAAATTGTTTACGTTGTACTTCTGGTAAAGAAGATAACATTGCATAGTAATCTTCTGTTTGCATAAGGTACGGATTATCTTGTAACTTTGCAGGAATAAATCTTCTAGTAATATATTTTATTCCTTTAGGCGTAGTTATCTCTATGTTAAAAGCTGTATTTGGATCTATAGGATCTACAAACATCTCTTTAACCCATTGTGAACCTACATTACCTGGATTACCTGTAGCTCTCATATAAACTGGTATGCTAGGATCAACCGATCTAAGTGACGATCTTAAAAAATTATATATATCTGGCGAA